ATCCTATCATCCCAAGACCCGCAGGCGCATTCGTCAACTGACACGCGACCTGGCGACAGCCAGGACCGAGCTGGGGACGGCGCAGGCGACAGCCAAGACGACAACGGACCTCCAGCAGTATCTGGCCTATTCAGATATCTCCAAGGAGGATTTCAGCCTGCTGTTGGATCTTGGCGCGGCTATCAGGCGCGGCGACTTCAGGACCTTCCTGGCCGGCGTCGCGCCTTACGTGGAACTGGCACAGCAGAGCTTGGGCATCACGCTGCCGCCTGATCTCCTTCAGGCGGTCCAGACGGGTCACATGACCCAGGAGGCCGCCTCATGGGCGGCGCAGCAGCGCTCGCAGCTTCAGCTCGCCGAGGCCTGGAACCAGCGTGTCGCTCATGCCTCATCGGTCGAGGCCGCGACGCGGCAACGCGAGGAACTCCAGAGCTCGGTCGCCAACGCAGTCGCAGATTGGGAAAAAGGGATTCGCCGCTCCGACCCTGACTACGCGCGCAAGGAGCCCGTCGTACGGGATCTGCTGCATGCCGTGGTGCAGGAGCGAGGACCTCCACAAACGCCGGCCGAGGCGGTCGAGATCGCCAAGGCGGCCTATGCCAGAGCCAATCAGGCGCTGACCCGTTTCTCGCCCCAGCCTCGTCGCACGCCGCCGGTTCCGTCCTCGATCAACCGAGCAGCGGGCGGTGCGCGGCCGGAACCGAAAACCCTGCTGGAGGCAGCCCAAGCGGCTTTGGAGCGTACCGCCCAACGCTAATCGCGTCGGAGCGGTAAATGGCTTTCACGGCACAGGAGATCACGAATATCGCGAACGCTGCGCTCGATTGGTACGACAGCCGACCCGAGCTGTTCGCGCAAACACTGCAGGAAAAGCCTCTCTTGAAATACTATGAGGCGAACCCGAAAACCTTCCCTGGCGGTAAAGGAAACATCTCGGTTGCCGTCAAGGGTAAGTTTGGCGATGGAAGCGGGAACGACGTCGTCAAAGGCTATACGCATAACGACACCGTGGCCTTCTTCACGCCGGCCAACATTTTGCGCGCCAACTATCCCTGGCGTGAGCATCACATTGGCCTCACGTTGACCCATACCGAATTGAAAATCGATGGCATCAGCGTGGTCGACACCAATGCCGAACGGACGGTCGAGCACGACCAGCGCGAGCTGACCGTGCTCGTCAACCTGTTCGAGGACAAGCTCATGGAGCTCGGCGAGCAATACGCCCGCTCGATGAACTCCCTCATGTGGGCTGACGGCACGGCCGATCCGAAGGCGCTCGCCGGGATGCAGTTCCTGATCTCGGCGGACCCATCGACCGGCATCGTCGGCGGCATCGATCAGTCGATTGCGGCCAATGGCTGGTGGCGCAATCGCGCGCACACCGCGGCCTTCGGTGTGGCGGTCGGCGGCACTCCCGCACTCGGGGCCTGGGGCGGCGGGGTGGTCACGTCGGATCCGACGAACGGCGGAGCGCTGCTGCAGTTGCTGCAGTCGGAATACCGGCAACTGATCCGCTATGGCGGCAAGCCGACCATGGCGCTGTGCGGTTCCTCCTTCATCGGAGCTATGGAGACCGAGGTCCGCGCCAACGGCAACTACACGATGACCGGCTTTGCCAATCAGCGTGACATATCGATGGGCGGCCTGGCGTACATGGGGACGGATTTCCAGTACGACCCGACCCTCGACGACCTCGGCTTCGCGAAGCGTTGCTATTGGTGGGACCCGAAGGCGATCCTTCTTTACCAGATGCAGGACGAGTGGCGGCACGACCACACCCCTGCGCGTCCCGCCAATCAGTTCGTGCTGTACAAGTCCATCACCTCGACCGGCCAGATGGTCGCGCGCCAGCGGAACTCGTCGGTGGTGATCGACATCGCATGAGGTGATCCATGGACTATGTGACAGCGTTGGTGCAGCTCTCGGGCGATCCGCAGCAGGTCGTCTACCGTTCGGCCGACAAGCCTTTGTCGTGGCCAGAGGTGCTGGTGCTGCAGTTCTTGCACGGGGACGATGCCGTCTACGATTGCAAGTATCTTCGCTCGGAGCAGACCTCGCTGTTGCAGGAGAAGAATCGTCTCATCGGCATCTACGGGGCCGAGCCGGTCGAGACGGTCTATCCCGGTCGGAGGCCGCAACTCGAGGCGGTCTTCCCCGGTGACCGGCCCGGTGCACCGCGGTCGCAGGAGACGAAAAGCGCCGAACCAGCGCTGCGGCCAAAGGTGGACCGGCGTCCGGCGCCGAACCGTCAGCCCGAAGGTGAGGTGGAGATCTAGATCATGGCTCTCGGCATCGCGCTTTCCGAATTGCGGCGAGAGTTGCGCGCCGAGATCTACTCGTCGCTGTCGACGGCGGTCGGCATCAATGCCATCGATCTTCAGAATGCGCTGCTCGAACGGGTGCAGGCGCAGCTCTGGAACGAGTACGTCTGGCCGCATCTGACCTATCGCATCAACTTCACCTGCGCCGCGAACTCGATGACGATTGAGTACGACGCCACGATGCCGTTCGAGAACGTGCGCTCGCTCTGGTACAATCAGACCTACCAGACCGGTTATCAGGCGGTCTGGCGCAAGCTGCATTACGGGTTCGAGGATAACATCAACGAGACCCTGATTGCGTGGCCGCCGATGCGGTGGCGCAATAATGCTGTTGTCGATGTGTCCCAGCAACTGACCCAGATCGGCGGCGAGGCGCAGCTCTGGCCGATCCCGGTGCAGGATTGCCCGATGCGCTGGCTCGGACAAGCGCCGCTCAATCCGCTCAAGGCCGACACCGACGTTTGCATGATCGATTCGCGCGCCATCGTGCTGACGGCTGCCGCCGAACTGCTCGGCCAGCAGAAGAGCGAGGTGGCGTCGCTCAAGGGCAATATGGCCCAGGCCTATATTCGCCGCCTGCTTGGCCGCTCGGGTGCGAACAAGCGGCCGGTGAAGCCGCTCGGCCAGGGGGACGCCTACCTCAAGGTGGCGACGCCTTATATCGACTACATTCCGGGACCCTGAGATGGCGGCCTACGCCATACAGGATTTCAAGCAGGGCATGGACCTGCGCAAGAGCTACGTGACGGCGCCCGCGGGCTCGCTGCGGCTTTTGCGCAATGCCATCATCAATGCCGGCGCCGAGATCGAAAAGCGGGCGGCGTTCGTCTCCACCTATGCCGTCCCTTCGGGCTCACTGGGGCTCGTGTCGCGCAACGGCATGACCTACGTCGTGATGCCTGGGAGCACCAGTTCGATTGTCGACCCTTCGGGGTCGAATGTCGGGGTCATCACCATTCCGGCGGCCGCCACCTTCGACCGGCTGGCTTCGTGGGATCTGTTCGCGGGTAACTTCTATCTCGTCATGCACGGGACGGACGGCAAGTATTATCACTATTATAACCAAGCCTATGTTTCGGATGCGATGGCGAGAGCCAGCGCCGTCAAGACGTATGGCGAGAAAGTCTATGGGGTTGATGGCAATTTGCTGCGCTTTTCGGCAATCGACAATCCGATGGGCTGGACGCCGCCGACCGGCACGACCAATGACGGCTCGGGCTGGATCGACCTCTCGGCGCAGGATGCTGATTCGATCAATCTGGTCGGCCTCGAGGTCTATTACGGGCAGCTCGCGATCTTCTCGCAGATCTCGACGCAGTTCTGGCAGGTCGATTCCGATCCCTCCCAGAACTCTTTCCGGCAGCTCCTGCGCCAGACCGGCTGCCTTGCGCCGAACGCAATCACTCAGTTCGGCAATGGCGACGTCATTTATCTCTCGCCGCGAGGCGTGCGCTCGATCCGGGCCCAGAATGTCACCCTGACGGCGGGCGTGACGGACGTCGGGACGCCGCTCGACAACGAGATCCGGCCATTGATCTGGCAGAACGGCGTGCCCTGGTTCCAGAACACAAGGACCTTCATCGAGCCGCGCTCGGGCCGCATGTGGCTCGTCATGCAGGATCGCGTCTATGTGCTGGCGACCTTTCAAGAGCCGACGATCACGGCGTGGTCGCGCTTCGATCTGCCCTCCACGATCACGGATTCCTGCATCGCCGATCCTTACGTCATGCTGCGCATGACGGACGGCAACATCTATCGCTATGGCGGGTTGCAGCAGGCGGCTTACGATGCGACCGAGGCCGAGGTG